AGCTTTGCCGACGAATGTGCTGCGAAGTCGCTGCGAGGAGTGTGAGTAAATGGGAATATGTGCAACCACTGGGAAGAAGTGTGATGGCAGAAGTAAGTATTGCCATGACTTGGATATACGGCTCATAAATCTCTGGAATAAGTTCTGTGATGATTTCCAGAGTGAGAGACCTGTGAAGTGGGATGATAAGAGGATAAAGAGGTAGAATGTAAATGGAACTTCAGACGTCTAAGGACTATAGGAAAAAAGGCTTAATCCTAGGATGTATAATGCATTTCACCGACGGAGATATATTCATACCATTCGAGTGTCAACGTTGTGGAAAGTGTTGTAAGATTGGTGCACAATGGGGTCCGTTTGACCTGAAGAGAGTCAGCAAATATCTCGGTTATAGTGATTCCGTCGAAGGTTTGGCCTCTTTTATCAATAAGTACTTAGGGGACGCTGGCGAGAAGACTTACAAGTTGTACAAAGGTGATAAGTGTCCGTTTCTCTTAAACACGGAGAAATGGAAGAACCATTGCACTATATACGGCGCTCGCCCGTATGGATGTAAGATGTTTCCCATCTTAACAGACTTTAGACCTCTGCTGGGTGAATGCTTTGGTTACGATAAGTACCAGCGAATTCATAAGCGACTACGCAGAAGTCCAAAATTCCTTTGGTCTGAGCCGGTCGAATTCAGAGTGGTAGAAACGTCAGTTTTTTCAATCGACCAGCTACCCGAGGAAATGATATTTGTGGAAGGATTGGAGGTGTGACATTTGGGAAGGAAGAAGACAACAACTCTCTACTTAGATGAAGACCTTGTCGCGCGCTGCAAAGAACTCAACATAAATATGAGTCAGGTGTGTGAGAGGATTCTCAAAGCTGCCGTGTCCTCACCAACTGTAAGTGATGAGGAGATAAGACTCGAGATACTTCTCACGGAAAGACAGAAGGTACTTAGACAGTTAGAAGATGTGGACACTGAGAAAACAACCTTGCAGGAGCGTTTAGAGCACTTTAACCAACGGATAGTTCAACAGAAGAAAATCGTTGGGGAAGTGAAACGTTCCAACGAAGTTGCGTTCCTCATGAGAACACTGAACAGACAGATAAAGGATGCCGATTTTAACATGACACCGATACCAACGGAGATTGTAGAGACATTAGAAAAGTTGAAGGAACTCGGTGTGAACGTAGATGCACCGAATTGGCTTGATAGACAAATCGAACGAGTGAAAAGACTCAGTGAAAGTTAGGAGGTGAAAGTGTGAGCTATAAAAGTATGGTAAAAGCAATTGACCGATTAACTGAGGAGATAAAAAGATTTCGTGCTGAATCAGAGGAAGGCAATGACAGCGTGTGCAGGCTATTGCAATCTATCCGACAAAATATTGCTCCAGTGGATAGAGTAGCATTCGGATTGTCACTTAAGGAAGTTTTAGCCTTACCGAAGCAATTATTCCAAACATTCGTAACTTTAAATAAACTTGGAGGTAGGGCCACTGCATCAGAAATCGCAGAGAATACTGAAAAAAGGCGAGCAGTTGAGTCTGGTTATCTGAATCAACTGTTATTGATGGGGTATGTACAAAAAGAGAGGGACGGACGGAAAGTGGTATTCACCGTTGCAGGCAGAAGGAGCTGATTTCGGGTCTAGGAGAAAGAGGTGAATGAGAGAGGAGAAATGAGAGCCGTGTGCGCATCTCTCCACTCTTTTCTGCCTAGCCTTTCCGACAGCTAATCATTCTCTGCCTGTGGTGTTGTGCTCACTCCTGATTAGGACATCTATATCACGTATCGCGCGATGCAGGACATCAGTTATTAGACATCCGAAGTCCGTTAGCCTCCACCTGTTTTTTACTGGGTCGATTGGTATAGTAACGGCTAAGCCTAATCGTTCTAACTCTCGACAAGCTCTTCGATACGTTCCGTCATTTACATTTATCGCCTTATGAGCATCTGACCATTTAACAGTGCCACGCCTGTGCAGGAACAACAGTATTTCCAGCCGTTTTCTCTGACTCAACCAATCCACGAGCTCACTCATGAGACCAGTCGACTTCAGAATAGATTCTGGCAATGTAACTTCCATATTTTCACCTCCTTATTTCTTTCGACTAAGTTAAAAAAATGGGTGGTTGTGTTACCCTTCTGCTGATATCCATATGTCAAACGAGAACTTGGTAACACCAGTAATATTTGTATCGACAGTCAAAGTAAGCACCACAGGTATAACTTGTCCAGGTTCTAGTATTGTTCCATCGTAATCCCATGTCAATGCTATGTACGTCTCAGCTACAGGTGGATTCCAAGCGTCTGTCCACATAGACAGATTAGACGGTGCACTTCCAGCATTCTTTACATACACTGTTAAATTCCTAACATCGCCAGGTTCCAAGACACTCCAGTTAATATTGTTCACTGGAATCAACAAGCCAACATCTGCATACACTTCGACACCAATGGTCTTTACCTCACCTTCGGACCGGATTCTCAAAGTCTGTACAACTGCAGCATAAGCGAAGCCTATCATAGCAATCAAGAGTACAATAACCACAACGGTTAATATGTTAATCTTCTGTTGTGGTGTCAGTGAACTCATTTGTTATTCACGAGCTCCTTCAATTTCGTAATTGTATTGGCTGCCAAAGACACAGGTGGATTCAATACGTCGTTCGAAGTCCATCCAATGGCGAATGTAGCAATTGCAATATAACCATCGCTCCCTTGAGGAATTGTTACATTCAATAGAAGCAATGGTGACGACATGATGGTCATAAGAACAGCTATAAGCATTGTTACTATGTATTTCTTATCAAAGGCCAGTCCTGGATTGTCTAGCACTTTGAACAGATAGTGGTAGAGTGTTCGACCGGCTGCTCCAGCACATACAGCTATCAGCATCAGTAGATATATGTCCATTTCTCACCCTCCTTATAGTTTATTTCTCTGCCTCACCTGAATTACAGGATGAGGTTTCAGAGGAGTACCACAATACCATTTATACAAACCCTCTCTCTTAAGCTGTCTGTCTAAGTCATAACTTGCCTCATGTACTAGCTCGTTATAAACACATGATTCCCATGGAGTCTTCATCACATCTCCGTTGCGAATAAAATTGATAACATAGCATGGAGAACATTCCACCATTCTACAGTGCAGACAATGACTATTTCTTCTGGCTCGCCACTCCTGAATCTTCTGCATATCCAACCCATCCCAAACATTGCCCACCCCGAATGTTCCGTAATCGAACACTCCCCTATGGCAAATGTATATCTTTCCATAAATGTCTGCAGCAAGTGAACCTTTTGCCGCACCACAGGATGTCATTATATTCTTCACTGCTCGTCCTTGAGCTCTTTTAATTGTCATGTTAGAGATGAACATAATGTGTTTCTTCACCTTCTTCTTAGCATACTTGATAATCAAGTCATTAACCCTTCGGAAAGCAAGAGATAAAGCCTTAAAATCCTCACTGGTGTACGTTGGTCCCGAATCAACACATTTATTTAGTGCAACTGCCCAGAATCCCAACTTGTAGATAGCATCAACATTCTCTGCAAGCTTCGGGATGCTATCTGGTGTTACAGTCATGGCCGCTTCAGCATTTGGGTTCATACTTACCCAGCGTCGAAAGTTTGAACTTACAATACCCCAACTACCCTTCCCGCTTGGAAACACTCTGTATTTGTCGTGCTGCTCTCTCATGCCATCAATACTACACAAGCAAGACACCTTATTCTTAGTCAACCAATTAGCTACACTTCTAGTCATCCCTACTCCATTCGTAGTAATACCCTTAGTCAATGTTTTCTTAGTTCTCTTTGCTAACAAGTCTGCATACTCAAACACATTCTGAAGCAGGTCATACCGAATCAATGGTTCTGTCCCAAAGATGTGTACATGAGTCTTCTGTCCGGTAACTTTGAACCACCAATCGAGGGTTGCCTTTAGTGTACTCCAGTCAGCATCCTCAGGGTTCTTATCTAGAAAACAGTATTTGCATCTCAGGCTGCACCGCTTTGACGTGTGCAACGAGAGACTTTGCCAGACCATTATACAGTCACTACTCTTACAGTTCCTGTCACCGTCAGTGGATTCTTGTTCTTAATTATTACTTTGTAGGTACCTTCAGCATTGCCAATGGCAAATGCTACATTTTTCAGTTGTATCTCGCGAACTATCTTTCCTTTCTTTGTCACTTCAATGGATACTCCACTTGGTGAAAGTTGGGTCTCTGTTGGGTTAACTTTGGCGTACACATCCATTCCCGAAAGACCTTTCTGTGCAACAAATGTGTATTCTTTGCTTTTCTTTGTCTCTACTTCAAATGTTTCGTTCAACAATTCCATTTTTCTACCTCCTTATTGTTCATCCTAAATATGTTTATGTTCAGGACTCTGATATACTTCTATTTCAGCCTTAACATACACGTACCCTGAAGCTGTTCGACCTTTCACATAAAGGTACGTGCCACCAGGGAATAGCAGGGGTAACATTATGTAAACCTGCCCATCTGGATGTTCTCCACTCACATACGCATACCAAGTATGTCGAGTATTCACCCCTTCAACTAACGCAAACTGAACCTCTGCATATCCACCACCAACTGTACCTCTTTCCCATCTTACCAAAACACCAGTTAAAGCTTGTGCATCAGAACCCGGAGTAAATAGTGCAGTCTGAATTACGTCCCATGATGAGCCAACCTCAACCTTCTGCTCTGAACCCATTCCAGTATCATGTATTTTAGTCCATGAAATCTTTTTTGCAGTGTAACCTTCGTGACCAACTTGTCCAGAGGTTTGACAGGAATGGGTTCCATCACATATCTGAGCAGTAACTTGACAAAGATGTCCAGTTTCACAGATGCCTTGGCATACCCCACCAGACTCGCATGCCTTTGCTTGCTGGCACGTTTGCTGACACGCATTTTCACAATTTCCAGTACTTGCACAAATTTGGTTCGATACTTGGCACGCAATTTGACACGATACCTGACAAGCACTTTGACATGATGCCTGACACTCATCTTGACAAGTTGTTTCACAGGTATGTCCTGCTTCACATATTGCTTGGCATACTCCAGCTGCTTCGCAATCTTGACTTTGACAAGGTGTACTCTGGCATGAACTTTCACAAGCTCCTGAACTTGCACAAATTTGGGTTCCTGCCTGACAGTCTGTTTCACAAGTCAACTCACACTGATGACCAGTCTCGCATATACCTTGGCAAACTCCACTAGTCTCACAAGCAGAAGTAGTCTCACAATCTATTTGACACGCAACTTGACAATTTGTTTCACAAGTCAACTCACAGCGGTGTCCAAGCTGACAAGCATCTTGGCAAATGCCTCCTGTTTCGCAGGCTTCTGTTCCTTGGCATGTACTTTCACAAGCTTGCTCACAAACAAAGATAGGTAGTTCTGAAGCATTATATATAGCCTTTATCTCAGCTGCTGACAAAGCTGCCTTTAGGATACATACTTCGTCAACCATTCCGTCATAGTAAGTTCCTGCATTTCGTCTACCTATACACAACGGATGAGTTGTACTAGTAATTGGAGAAGTCCACGCTCCAGGTGTACCAGATAGTTCACCGTTAACATAAAAGCGTACATCAGTACCGTTATACACTACTGCAACATGATACAGTATACCTGTTGAGAGTGTACCAGAGTCATTACCGCGTTGTGCACCATCGGCATAAAACCTCAACACAGGACCAGTAGCGTACCAAAGCAACGCATACTGAATGTTACCGATAGCATCAAGGTTTTTGCAGACTATGTATCCGCTACCAGCACCACCGTCAGTCTTTATCCATGCCATAATAGTTATTTTTGTGCCTGTAATGTTTAAGCTGGCAGAATGAGGTATTGAGTGCCAATTACTCGAACCATTGTATTTCTTTCCGTAACCAAACTTACCAGCGGAATATATGGTAGTGGGTCCATTCTCGGAGCCATGATTACCATACTTGCTAGAGTCATACAAATCAGTACCAGATTCTTCGTTGCAATGCCATACAGCTTTGTAATCTGTCAGTATCCTATGCATTTGATTGTCCGTCTGACATACATCTTCACATGTACCTACACCTTGACAAGCACCTTGACACGCACTTTCACATTGTCCACTCTGTGCACAAGTCTGTACACTTGCTTGACACTGCACCTGGCAGGTACCAGAGTCTTGGCAACTTGTCTGACACACAGGTTGACAAGCTAACTGACATGCCTCTGAAATTTGACAACCTGCTTGGCAAGCAAATTCACATGTCAGTTCGCAGCGATGTCCGGCCTCACAATCGTTTTGACAAATTCCACCAGCTTCACAATCTTGTGACTGACATGGCGTTGATTGACAGGAAGATTCGCAATTACCAGTACTTGCACATATCTGTTCTCCCAATTGACATTCCGTTTGGCAAGTCTCAGTACAACCAGATGGAAACTGACCAGGATAGAAAGCGAATCTCTCAAACCAGTGTTCCCCAGCATATGAGATTAATCCTGCAGTCCCTGCTCCTGTGATTGAACCGTCGGTAGTATCAATTAACTTTTCCCCATTCAGAAATACCCGAATAGCATCTCCTTGTATCTGCATAGCTACCCGATAAGCAGTATCATATAAGATTGACCCGTCAGAATAACTGGTAATCATGGCAGGTGTTCCAGCTATCATCTTCCATAGTGTTATTGTAGCAGTCGATACGTTTAGCCATGCAAAGTAGTAAGTATCCGCACCATCTTGCTTTCTCATTATCACCCCACATACCTTTGATGTATTCTTTGGTACACATGTTGCCTGCACTTCACCATCAGCAAACTTACAATACTTCAAAACACTCTTATGGTGTGCAGATGCAGTATTCGTTTGTTTATAGTAACCACCACTTATAGCCCAGGTACCGTTAATCTCGTTCCATAACACTCCTGTACCTTCAAACTCATCAGCTAGTGTAGAAACTTGGTCAGATGTCTGGCACTGCAACTGGCAATCCATAAAACAAGCAACAGAACTTGTTTCCTGTATATCAATCTTAACTCCAAGTTCTCGTTCCAACTCTTCTACTTCAGGCCTATACACTCCACAATGAACAGTTAGCTTTTCATCCTTTAACTCAACTACTATAACTTCAATTGCAGTCTCTGAAACAGTCCCCCAGTTAATATTCATGGTGTTACCAGGTCGCAGCAAAACATTAGTTCCAACAACACCATCTGCAGCTGCATAATTCGCTTTTACTACCTTTTGAGTCTGATTTAGCTCAGCTAACAGAGCATCGGCTACAATTTGTAATGTTGTAGCATCCATAGGATTTCTAGCTGTGAAGTAAGCAGCATTAGTACCAGTTGGCGGGTCTGGAGATGTCACCTCAATGGCAGTGCCATTGTCATCTACACCCTTCAAAAATATCTGGTCCCTCTTTGCCTCATCGTCTGGTTCCTTCTTTGCCCACATACATGTTCCAATAGTACCTCTTGCTGTATTGTTAGTTCCAATGTATACCATTTTATTGTCATTGACCCACCAATCTAATCCAAGTGCTTTTGCCAATGCAGCAATTGCTTGGAGCCTAGTGACATATTCAAATCTAATCGACACAGTAGTACCTGGACAAGCTCCAAGCGAGAATCCTGTTCCTGATAGTATATGTCCACCTATAGTACTTGCTGCAGAGGTTGTATACTTAATTACTTTCTTATCTGACTGTCCTTGGTCCCTCTCCCATACATCTCTTGTAAGCTGAATTGCTCTATCAACAATCTTTACCTTAAGAAACTCTCCCTCATCAACCGGAGCCTTCACTTGTCCATATAAGATTTGGTCACCGTTTAGAAAGACTTTAACCTCAGTATTGTGAGTGAAAGCAGACCTGTTGGCAGAAGTATTAGCCACGGTGGCAACACATGCACGTAGATTGTTCTGTCTCTCTCCATACGTAACTCTGCCAGGTTTAACTGCAGTCCATGAAGGACCATATTGTAACTCGTAGCTCAATCCTCAGCCCCCTTCTTCCAAAGTTCCATCTTTATCCAAACAGTATGTAAGAATCCTTTCCTTGGCTCATGGTCAAATTTAGCCAAGTACATCTCTTCCGATGTATGACCTTTACCGCTATCACATGTTAGCTTTATCCTCACTTTATCCTCCGCCCATGTCTCCAACTGATTCAACCATGCCGAATATATCTGTGCAATAGTCTTAGTATTGTCATGTACTGCACCTTCCAATTTAAGTATTCGAGCTTTTCCACCATGTGGAAAGATAAACGGATACTGCTGTTGCATTGGATGCTGTTTCAACACCTTCGCAGACTGCCCCTTATACACTTCGGGGTCTTGTGGTAGCGCCACCGTCACAGTTTCTGCGATATTTTTAATTGTCCACGTCATAATAGTGTCACCAAGTCTCTTGCTTTTTCTCCTAACTTCTCTCCTACTTTATTTGTTATTTCATCTACATCCATATCTGACGAAATAACAGCGCCAGTCAAATCAACAGTGACAGGCATCTCAATTGTAATATGCTGCTCTTTCGGCTCAGCTTCTCCAACTCTCTCACCTGCCGCTCTTATCGCAGGCGCTCCAGTTGCCACTTCTACCGCTTGCCAAGAGAATGGTTCTAGTAGTTCGTCTCTCATATCACGTAGTCCTTTTTCTGTATTTATCATATCACTCTGTACGGCTACCAAACTCTTCCCAAACTTCTCTGCCATAGGTGTTGCATGTCTGAAACAGAGTCCGAATAGTGCATTAGCCAATCCACCTACTGCATCAGAAATTCCGCCGACAATACTTGTTACAGTATCGCCAACTGCTTCGAATGCTGTCGCAGCTGCAACCAATCCCCAGATTGCACCGGTTAGGGCAACTATACCTCCACTAAGTACGAAGAGAGAACCAGCCATTGCGGTAACTCCAAGTGCTCCGAACATCATAGTTCCTCCGGCAGCTGCCAGTGCAAACATCGCAGTCGATAGTGCAAGTGTCGGTCCGACTAGCGGTATAATCCCTACCATAGACTTCACGAGTGTGCCTACGCTCTGAGCTAAGAGTAAGATTCCGGTCGCTACTACTCCTATCGCCCCAGAAAGTGCAGCAACCACTGCTAATGCACCTGCGAATATCATAAGTGTAACAGCAGCTGCTCCTAATCCAAGTGCTGCGGGAAGCAATACTATCCCTGCAACAGCTATTGCCATCAATCCAGCAGCTATTGCAAACAAGTAAGGTACCATAGGTACAAGCTGAGGCAATGCTTCCAACAACCTAATCACCGCGTCAACCGCAAGCATTACCCCAGCTCCTGCCATAAGGAATCCTGCACCAGCTAGTGCTATAGCAGCTCCGATTGCAAGTATAATCGGTATCGCTGGAGCTGCTGCAACTCCTGCAGCACCCAATGCTGTTCCGGCGGCCACAATTCCTGGTGCAGCAGCTGCTCCAGCGGCTCCGACACTTAATAACAGTGCCTTCACTCCGAAGAATATTGTTATGAATGCGGCTACTGCAGCTCCGATAGCAACTATTGCAGCATTAGTCGTCCCAAGTGTATCTTTGAGTAGTAAGAAGACTCCTACACCGACTGCGACTGCACCTGCAAGAGCTACTACTATTGGTAATAAAGTGGTCATTGCTATTCCAAGTCCACCTGTGAGGAAACCTGCCACTTGCATGATAAATCCAATCACTTGTATTATCGGACCCAATGCCCAAAGACCCAACGAAAGAGCGAGTATTACAGGCAGTAGTGGCAACAATGCAACGATTAGTGGCTTAGCTGCCACAGCCAAGTCAAGCATTCCTTTTATCACCGGTAACATTGAAGGTATTGCCTCTATAAATGCATCTGCTAGGTCAAGCACAGTTACCATGATATCATGTATTAATTGCCTTACATCCTCTCTGTTAAGAAGTGCTGCTAACGTATTCAGAAGTTCCGTTAATTCAGGCAAAAGTTCCGACACTATGACGACGGCGAGTGATGTGAAAAGAGCCTTAAATCCCTCAAACAACGCCCATATCTGCGGTCCTTTTTCCATCAATATATCCTGAGTTTCACCGAATAGTGTCATTGCTTCATCTGCTACAAGTCCTTGACTTTCAAGAAGAGCCATTGCAAATGACACTTGCTCTAACGCCGCACCGAAATCTCCAGCTGTCTTGAACAATCCCATGAACATTCGAAGGAACTGTGTACCAAGTCGCATTATATTCCGAATGCTATAGAACATCATTCTCCCGAAGTAACCTATTCTTCTCCCAGCAAGTCCTAACTTACTCCCCCATTCTCCCAGCATCTTTGCGTTCTTTTCTGAGGCTTGGCGCATAGCTTCCTGTGCGTTTGTAAGCAACTTATAGGCGAGTACGTTTCGTAGTATGTTGTCCCCTTGTTTCATCGCTGCTTGGTCTATAGCAGCTAGTATCTTCTGCTGTTTTGCTCCTTCGGGGACGTATTTCTGAATCATAGCTTTCGCTTTGTCAGTGGCTACAACCAGTTCCTCTATCTTTCCCTTAACACTCGTAAGAGTCTCTGGATGCTCCTCTATCCATGCGATAGCTAGCTTAATACGTTTCTCAGATACTGACATACTCTCACCTATACTTTTTAGGCCAATTTCTTCTCTTCCACTTTATCTTATCGAGAGTCGACATCTGCCCAAAGTCAGGGGGCGTTTCACTCACTTCTTGCAATATACGTGCATCAAGCATTAGTTTCTCATATTCCGATGTACCTGTTATGTCTTCTGGTAACATATCAGTAGGTCTTTTATTTACCGCTTGTGCAACTTTACCCGCCAATTTTCCTAGGGGACTCCGGCTGAAAGGACTCACGTTCCTTTACAGCATCCTCAGTGGCACCTGAAATCTCCATGCCTTTACCAAAGACCGCCATAAGGTCTTCCATGTCTATATCATCGATGCCAAGTTCGTCATCGTCTGTTGCCACACCTATTACGACTTTTGGTTTCAATGATATCGCTGGAACGACTAAGTTAACGATTTCAACAACTTTCGGTGTAATTTTCTTACCCTTCAGTTCCTTTTTCACATACTCCCGTGCGTCTTCTTCTGTCATTCCTTCAGGTACTTCTATTCCCAGTATCTCTAGCATCTTCCACATGATTCGGAATGGTATCTTTCGTATCGTCCAATCCAAACCACTCGGAACTTTGAAAGTCAATTGACGCTTTGCCCTGTAGTCTTTTGCTGACAATATATCACCTCCTTTATATTGCAAGCACAACTACATCGTAGTTGCCCGTTTATTCGTCAGCTCTATATCCAGTACGGTTGATTCACTGTCGTCGTATAAGGCCTCAAACGGCAAAGTGTATACCTGTCTGTTCCTCTGCTCTGTTGGAATCTCCAATTCTGTGAAATGACACTTAGGCATTCTCATATCCAATGTTGCATAGTATGGCGTTGTGTCGACTTCTTCACCAACTATCTGTAGCTGAATCTCAAACTCTTCAACTACGGCAGATGGCTCCACAGCAGATGCGCTTCCAAGGAATCTTTGATATGCATCCCAATCTTTAGCTCTTAGGTCAAGTGTACCAGTTACCTTGAAGTGGCCGAGTATCAGCTCCGGTAGGAACAAATCCCCTTGCACGAATGCATCCTCGTCGAAGCCATTCTCCATGGTGACGCTAATCGATTCAACCCATGGTGCAGCTGAACCAAAGAGACTCACATCGTTCTGATGGTATACTAGTGGCTTAAGTGTAGTTGCAGTCCCTGGGGATTGTGCGGTTTCTAGTTTATCTTTACCAGCTAATATCGATGCCGTTACACCGACTTTATCAGCAATGGGGCAATCGATAGTCAATGACTTTATCGCAGCTCCGTATAGAAGCTTCTCATAGGTCGTTATCTCTTTCTGTATCTCCATGGTATACGACTTCAATGTAGCATTTGGTATCGTATTCCACGTGTGTTTATAACCCGTGGTACCCTGAGCAGTTCCTTCTGTATCCGGTGGACCTAGTAGCATCTCCAATAGCGAACCAAGGTCATCAGTGTTACTTAGACACTCTATATCGCCAGCACTTTTGAACGGTCCAGGTATGCTAAACCTCGGTGTCCGTTCGTTTACCGTCTGTATCTCAATGAATTCTCTGCTTGCTCTGACGCTCTCCGAAATGAAGTCTAGCCAGACAGTTGCAGTACCTTTCGTCATGTATGCAGACTCTTCGCCGATGCCTAACCATTTAGCCAATCGGTTTTTCCTCCTTTGTTTTTATTTTCGGTTCTACTATCTTTTCACGTACTTCTTTATACTGGCCGGTAGAGAGTAGAACTTTCCCTACCTCTTCACTGACTTCGTACACTTTCCCGTGCTCGACTATGCCTATCCTGGGGTCGCGGCCACGGGAAAACGCACCGATATATTTCACTTTCGTTTTGCATTCCTCCTACATACAGCTTCTGCAGGACAGTATTACGTGGACCCAATGGTCCTCGTAACCTTCAACTCCCCTCCAATGTCTGTGTACAGTTGCGTCCAAATTCTCTAACAGTCCGTTTAGAGTCCTATCCGCGATGAACATATTCTTTATCTTCACTCCGAGTTTAAGCGACTCAATGATACCATCCTTTGTGTTTGGGTCGTTCACGAAGATAACCACATCGAATTTCGCATCATAATCTTCCTTCTGCACAGTTCCTGGCCCTCCGATAATTTCAGTCGGCACGACGAATACACTTGGAGTTTTCTCCGGTGTGAATCGTTCTCCGTAGAATACTGACTCGCTGTCAAGCTCAGTCATCGCTATGAGCTGTGTAATAATCTGGTCGTATACACTCTCCCACCAGTCTTCAGGTGCACTCATGGCATATTCCTCAGTGCGTTTTCCATTCTCTCTTCGGCAATCATGAAAACTCTCTCACTGGTCCTCTCAGAGAAAGGTGTCTTCTTACTTCCTGGATGTATCCCTATACGAGGGTTAGTTTTCGACACCTTAACCAACCTTTTCCCTAGAGCTGGTACGTATCTACCCTCCGAAGGTGGCGACCGTCCATAACCGTCAATTATATCAGCGTACGGTTCACCCGTTCCGATGTGTACAGTCTTTCCTGAAATCTCTGACCAGCATGATGCCGCGAGCTTACCTGACCTTTTTGGGACTTCCTCTCGCAATATTATCAGTCCCTCGTCTTTCAAGTGATTCATTATCTCCATTTCCTGACCCTCCCAGTAGCGCTCGACTACACCAACATAATGTACGACATCTCTCACATTGATTCTAATCCTAGGAACAGCTGGCATCAGTAATAATCTCCTTCCAGGTCTCCGCTTACATATTGCTCCGCGAGTGTTTCAGGTTGGTCAGCCATTGGCTGTATCGTCGGAGTATCTCTCTTTATATACCCCATATGAATATCTCTCTGTGTTTTCCAGAAAGCTAATTGTGATGCAACTTCCGCTGGAACAGCTCCGACACTCCTCTCCAGTTTAGCCGCATACGCCGCAAGAGTCAGATGAGTAGCGATAACTAACCTTGCACTCTCCAGTGTTGCCTCCAGTATACCATCGGCACTTTCATTCTCCACAATGGTATTCGCAAGCCCTATTTGTTTATTTATCGTATCATCGTGTACCCGTAAAGTCGAAAGCTTTGCAAGTACGTCTCTCACGTCTTGTGCATCTACCATTATGTTGTCACATCCTCATGAACTTTAAACTTCCCTTCGAGTAAGGTTTCTCCTTTACCAGTAGTTTTCAGTATGTACACATCAAAGAAGTATTCTTTATACTTATCCAACCCTGACGTATCAGTCTTGTCAATTGCTATCTCAGCCTTACCATTTGTCGGGTCAGTTAAAGTTATCCCACTGCCATTGGTCTTCTGGAGGTAATAACCACTGTCCTTTTTATTCTCCTTCCAAGTCATCGTTAGCATACATCCAGTGATGTCAACAGCGTTACCCGTATTCTTATCTGTTACGATAAGTTCGTAGAGTTTATCGTCCCCACGATGCATATCGAATACTATCATTTTTCACTCAACACTCCTCTTAGTTTCCCTCGAAAGGGTACTTGTAACCCAGTATGGATTCTCCAATAATCCTCGTGATATTTGGCACCAGTAGCAAATCCTGTAGAAACATAACCGTCACTAGTGACATCATCCTTCAGGCTGGTAAATTCGCCAATATACTCAAAATCTCTATAAACCTTCACATTCTCGTTGGCGGAGTCAACAAGCAGGTGCCATATGTGCCATCCTCCTGTTGCAAGGTTTATGGTGTTGTAACTTCCGCTGCTGTTCATAACACCTATCATACCTGGCCACATCTGAAACTTAACCAGATGTTCACCATCGGCCATACTGCGGAATTGAGTCCCGTCGTCGTCCCAATCATCTACCTTCACCCGGAACTCTACTGTGTATTTTGATGGCAAACCACCACCAAGAGTCTTATAACGAAAGCCACCATACGCAGCACCAGGTGCTTGATATAGTTGCCCAGGCGGACTAATTATGGAAGTTATGTTTTCTGAGACTCCCCAAGTACCTAGTGAACTCCACTCTTCAGACATTATGTCCCACAGTATCATTTCTGTACTTATACTTTCTAATGTACCTTTCCAAACACCCTTCTCAGTAAGTACAGAATTTAACTTTACTAACTCTGGTGAGATGTCGGGTGGAGGATGAAGACCAGGAGCAATCTTTAAGTCGTACTCTTGTGTAGTTTGAGCAGTGTTAGCAACGCCGACCCAAACAAATCCATCCGACTCTTGGGTATGTCTTATGTCAGTCCATTCTCCAATGTAAGTGAAGGGTAATCCAAGCCAAGACCAGTAAGCCTTTATACTGTGTCCCTCACTATCAACCACAAATCGCCATGTATAGGTAAAAGTTTCCTCTATGTATTCTGGGGCAGTAATCCATACGTATGAACCAGCGTTGTTCATTACTCCAAATCTATAATTCTCTCTATCTAGCCTAATCGCTACGAAATGTTCACCGTCATCAACATTCAAATCAGACCAGACATCATCAGTCAGTAGTCGTTGGACCTCAATTGTGTACTGAGTTGGTAATCCACCATCCAATACTTTATAGAGTGCAACGGGTCCTGGTTGGCTCCACAAAAGGAGGTATCCATCTGTAATCCAAACAATACCATCTCCCACCTTTATCCAGGTACCTTGTGAGTCCCATGGCTCATCAAGTAAAGACCAGGAATAAGCTTCAGCCATACGCGAAAGTGAATTCATGTTGCCTTTCCAACCGCCCTTCTCGGTGAGCACACCCAAATATTGCGCACCAACAGCAAATGCCCCTGCCTGGAAGTCATTAGGGTCGAAATCATGAGGTTCCGACATTTCGCGAAGTGTACCTTTCCAACTCATCTTGTAAACACCCCAGACATTCCCTCAACAAAAACAACTTGGTGTTGTGAGGTCGTCACCCCACCCGTAACAATTAGACCATCTGAAGTAATAAGGAGTGGGACCTTTCTGTCTACTGGGTCTGCAGCTTGAAAGAGCCCTGCTGTTTCACTATCAAACACCTTTTCTGCCCATGCCCCTATAATACCGTCACCAGTATCAAGTTTTAGGTGCGTTTCATTTGCAGGTGCAGCTCCAAGTGTCGCAAAGACAAATGATGGAAGAACAAATCCTTTACCGTGGAGTTTCATGAGAAGTTGGTTTCCAACAAACATCTCTCCGCAACCTAGAAACAAATCAACATTAGCTATTTGTGCAGACTGTCCTCCACTTTGCATTCGGAATATTAACTCAACCTTTAGATTATCAATTGTGTAAGGGTCAAATAAACCACCAGTAGGATGGTCAATAGTTTGAGTAGCATCAGCAGCTATTAACCCTGTCCCTATTGATGTATAGCTTTGTTGCAGTTCAGTATTATTCATAGATGTGAGGTCTGTCAGTCTTTCCGAAACCAGCAACGTCCCGGTTATACTATTGATGTCAAAGCTTGCTCCAAAAGCTAAGTTTAGAATATCGAGGTCTGTCACCCTAGGCCAATACCAGATTCTTGACCAAATCTTTTGTGTAGTACCCACCACATTGTACGGATTCGGTTGTTCGTACATATAAGTATCCTCAAATGTAGTCTTCCGACCATAACTACCACTCTTATATACTGGTTCAAAATAGCTTGGGTCAAGACATGCATCATGGTCTACTGAGTCTGCATCTCTCCACACCAGATTGAGTAACGATAGGTTGGTTGTATCGATTGCATCAAATGCACCATCTGGTAGTAATCTCGTTCCCAATCCTTCTCCTATTAATCTCAACTTCTTTGCGGGTTCCCACTTTGCAGAGAAGTTATAATCAGCATGCTTTATGTGGATGGTTTGGTTAACCAACGCAACAGACTCAACTGCTTGAAAAGTAGCCAATGCATCAGTTGATGTTGCCGCAGCAAGAAGTGTACCGGCTAGATTTGGTCCACTATTATAGATTGCTTCAAAGTTACTACCGTCCTTACGTATCATGAAGCTACCAATTCCTTCGAGAGCATGGTCTCTAAGTGCTTCCACATCCTCTCTGGTCCAAATTGGTGGAATTCCACTTAACTCAGGTTTTGACATGTCTTATGTACACCTCCCGTATATTAACCTCCCAATAGGTGCGGTAAGACTCCTACTGCTGCGGCCGCAATACCGCCGAATCCTACGATGATTGCTGTTATGACTGTAGCATACTCCTTCGGTCCCCACTTCTTCTTTAGCTTATCCTCAATAGCATTTATCTTTCCTACTATTCCTCCGCCTTTTAAATCCTCTCCGATTAGCGCATTCTTTATTTTTTTCACATCCATGCTTGTACCATTGAGTTCTTTTGTTAACTCTCTTCTAGCGCGACGAATCTCATTCCGCAAGGTTCGCATATTTTTTGCGCACTCCGCATGTGTAACGAAAAGACCGGGATTATGTTTCTCCTCTTTGCTCATAACACCACTTCATTAGAGATATTTGGAGGTTTCGTCCCTCCCACGGTTTGTTTAACGTCTGCCCCTCCGGGCCAAGACGGAAAGTTTGTTACACTGTCACCGCTACGCACCGAAGTGCTACGGCGTACCTAAGATGCCTGTCATCTGATAGATACGACTGGAAGTAGCGACAGCATCTGAGTCAGGAACTACCTTGCTTGCGAAGAATTGTCGGACTGTGTATTTCGTAGATGCGCCTTTACGTTTCTGCTCCACTAGTGGAACTAACCCCGCACGGTATACACCATGTTCACCTGTCTCTTCGCCTGTAACGACAACGTATCCGTCGTCTCCGCCTCCAAGCCCAGTAGACTTGGATATCTCTTTGAACGGGACAATCTTCAGGCCAGGGAATTGTCCTCTGATATAGTCAGCAAAGCTCATTTTTAAATTGGCGATTGTCGTAAGTTGTGCGGCGATATTAAACGCCTTTATTGGTAGGGCAACAACCATGTTCCGAATGTCTCTCAATGCAATGTCTGCTGTTTCATCTTCGAGAATTGCATTTATACCAGCACCTATGTCGCTAACGACATAATCCGTACTAGTATCCCAAGCGCCACCTGTGGCATTAGATAATGTGAATCCTGCAACCATCTTGCTGAGGATGTCATAGTTCTTTTTCTTCGCGTAGGCTCTAGCAAGCGAGCGGACACCTGTCGTCCACTGTTTGTTCTGGTATCCACGGATTTTAGCTTCATCCGTAATTTTGAAGCTTCCTTCCGCTTTCTCCAGAATCATGTAGAACTTAGTCCACTCGATTCGTCCCTCTTCTCCCTCAGCACCTTCAGCTACAGGGTAGTCGACATCAAGGTTACTGTTGAATTCCGTCTGTATATCCAGTCCGTTGTAGAACTTCTCGGGGAAAATCATAGTAGCGTCAGTTAGGACGCCTGCACCTCTGTAGATGAAGTTCCTGATAACGTCGCGTCTTAGTACTTGATCAGATGTGGTCAACTGCAGGGCAACTTGCCGAACCACGTCTTCTAATACTGCACCTAATGTTTCTGGCAACGTTATTCACCACTATTGCATCGGGAACGATGGGCAAAGTAGAATACACTTGACTAATCCGGAGGTTGATTGTGCTTTTGCTTCAAGAGCTATCCCAACAAGTGTCTTTCGCTCAGTTCCTGTTCCGGCGGCCCATGTCGTCCAAGAGTGTTCTCTGCAACATCCTGCGGCGTTCGCTCCTTTCATTGAGAGAAGACTTCCAACGGAAATCGTCTCACCAACACCGTTGTTGTACTGTACCATTGCAAACTTTGGTGCACGGAGTACACCGACTTCTTTGTCTGCTTCCGCAGTTCCCGTTATAGGATGTTTCGTTGACTTCTGTGCGACACCATAGACCTGTGCATCAGCTGCACATTTCGCCACAATACCGTTTGCATCTGGCATACCGAGGACGTATCCCTCAGCATCTAAAGCATCTGAGCATTCTCGCGACTCGTTTGAATCTGCTCCTCTAACTTCAGACATGTCTATTCACCTTTTTCGTCTTTAATACCAAAGATTGACTCAAAGGTTGCGTTCGGTCCGAACATCTCATCTGTTAAGCTCTTGACTTGCGTACGAGCCTTTTCCTCCCCGATCTGTAGGTTGATTGGTTTCACATGTTTCTTCAGAACGGACAGATATCCCTGTAACATCTTGTTCTTCGTCACCGGACAAGTCACACCTTCAAGGAATCTTTCAGCCTTGAAGTCTTTGTCGTACGATTTAATGTCTTCTGTCAATGCCTCGAACTTCTCCTTTTCCTGAAGGCCGACAACCTTCTTCAGACCTTCAAGTTCCGTTTTAGTTTGCGTCAGTTTATCCTCCAGCTCCTTCTCCTTCTCCGTGGGGGTCTCTGCTGTTCTCGGAGGTGGAGGTACTTCTGGAGGTTTCGCTGCCTGGTTCTTCTCTTTCCACTGTAGTACGCACTTCTGTATACCGTCCTTCGGTACACAGCCTTCCATGAATTTCTTGAAATCCTCTTGTTTATCCCCTGCAAGTTCTACCGTTAGTGCGCTAAGAAGCTCAGCTTCTTGCGTCGATGGTTTTGGCACTTTGATAGGGGAGTTAATTCCTTTCTCCAAGTACGTTCGAATCTTGCCAATCGTCTCTTCTTTGATACCCGCCTTAGTTAGTTGCTGCACCATATTATCCAGGAACTCAGCTCGTGTTGGGAGTTTCAATCCCTCTTCCTCGACTAACTCTATGAATGGTTTGCTATCTCCTGTCGTATCCGTAGTTGCGCTCAACGCGTCACTCACCTTTTCCTCGCTTTGGAGGTTTACCTCACGGGTGGACGTGACTCTGCACGTCGGACAAGCAGGGTCTTCTATCATGACTCCGCCCGTAAGCATTCCAGTTTCGGCGTTTTCTATACCAACGCCCGGTTTGATTGATGTGACAACATCGGCTTCCGCAGAAAGACCGATGTTTGGATGGGTGTTTAAGTACTCTATCGCAATGGGGTTAAAAACATATCCTTTGACACCTAATGTTTTACCGCGTTTCACACCTGTCCAGAATCCAACTGTCTCTCCCTGCTCTATCTCTGGAAGAACTGGACTAGGGGAGATTTTGTGTGCGAAACGAATTGGTTTCCCAACGATTGAGTTCTTCACCCGATTGATAAATTCTTCAGTATATCTAGTCGGAACACCGTCAAGACCAATGAATATGCCAGGTTTGAGGAGTTCTCCTGTTACGACCAGAGCGTTTCCAAGCGCTTTATACGTAGGATGTACATGGAGGAATACCTTTCGTTCAAGGTTTTTATGTTTCCTGTTGAAGTTGTTTATGCACATCGCTACAGCTTGCGCATTCGCGACTTTTTCCTTGCTTTCGCTATGCACAAATGAAACACAGCGATTAACGTAAGCGTCTCGTGTTTCATCTTTATTCGGACTTGGTAATGGCATTTTTTCTTCTCACCTCATTATCCTACCGGAGAAGTGCACAAAGTTTCGTTGAAGCACCGCTCGATGGGACCAATCGAGTAGTATTTCAGAGCTCCTTGTTACAGCACGGAGGGAACTGCAATAAGAGCCTAACATTTGTACACTTCTCCTGCGCGGACTGCCTTTCACCAGCATTAGCGAGAGGTTCATATGTAATATTCCCGAGCAAGTATTTAAAGGTTGTGGAGATGTTCGTTCGAATGTTCGATGAGGAGATGGAGATGGAAAGTTCACTGTTCATTACTCTCCTTTGGATTTTCTTCTTTCTCTCGTGCAGAATTCATGTCAACAATTGTCGCTAATCTACGACCGGAGGATAAAGCGAGATTACGCACAGAGTCCGCGGCTTCTTCACTGTACTTATCGGAATATTTCTGCAGAAGACGCTCTGCGATGTCCGGTGGGAGAATGTCACTAACATTCAGGAGGATTAATGTCTCATCGCCCTGCATTTGTTGAAGTTCAACGCTGCCTTCCATTTCTCCTGGCTTCACCGTTCCACTGATGATAACGGTGCTACCCTTTTCGAGAGCAATTGGTGCTCTGCAATGACTCAATAAATCTTCCAGAGTGGTTACCCTCGGAAGACGTTTCTGAAGGGCTAACTTGTCCGAGATATGTATACGGTAGTCACTGTTAACAGCAACAACTTTCATATCAAACTCAACTCCGAGAGCTTTAAATACCTCTCGCACAATTGAAGAGTCTCTCGCCCATTTTCCGAGGTTTACGAAGAGGGCACGTTTAACACCTGCTTTCTGTAACCAAGCAAGTTGTGTACGAATAGATGCGTGACCGAATTTCTTCTTCTCCCTCTGGCTGACAATATCCTCATCGAGGGACTTCCCGTCACCGATGTATAGGTTAAGTTGATTCAGCACAGACTTATCGTGTATGCCAAGTACCTCCGGAAAGTAACCAACTTTATACCCACCGAGTTCGATTATTAGTCCTGTCATTGGTGCGTTCACCGAATGTAAAACAGGCACAGGAGTGATGTTCATCTCACCGATTTGAAATGCTTTCTTCCAGAAGATTTTCCGCCGGAACGGGAAGTTCTTCTTCACCAGGATGGGGTTTGTAAATTTGTTCACATATACAGGGTAACTAAGTTTTTTGCTTTTCAATCCGAATGCATTCTCTGGATGTGCATGAGTTACGATGATTTCCGTCACTCCTTCTGGAATACTTTTGCCTTCTCCACAGTCTACGAGCACTTTTTTCGACAAACTTTTGAGCATAATTGATGAAACTTCCCTTTCTCCTATGAAGTTTATGAAGTAATCTTTCAGTCTAACTTCCATCTGCAGCTCTCTCTTTCCGATAACCTTCCTTGAAACTTGTATCTCTGTCTTCTGTACAGCCGCTCTTCTATGAACAGTAATGAGCCATTCAATTATCCAAGTGCCTTCCTCCACGTCTTTTGGTAGCTTAAACACAGCACGGTAAAGTCCTTTATCGACTCTTTCTGGCGTAGTTAAGGTTATTATCGGGTCTTTCCAAGGGTCTTTTATCGTAATTTCTTGTGTCTCAGGGTCAGTAAGTCTTCCCCTTTCATCCTTTACTGTCGCGGTTAAGGTAAATTCTTTATCAGGTCTCACGATTTTCATATACTCACGCTCACAGATACTGACGGACTGGGTGAAGGTACACGGTCAACTACAGGTTCTGGCGGTACTCCACCTTCGAGAATTGCGTCACATGTGAAACTTTTCGTTAGAGTTTTCGTAAGAAGTGCATCAACTTCAAACGTCTTTGTGAAAGACTTCGTAAGAATTGCGTCCACAACGAATGTTTTCTCCACAGATTGCAGGAGTAATGCATCCACCGTGAAGGTTTTTGCTTGAATTGCCTTTAATAGTGCGTCCACAGTGAAACTTTTCGTTGGTTTCAAGAACAATATTGCATCTGCCGTAAATGTTTTCGTCTGTACAAATGCTAAAATCGCGTCTACCGTGAAGGTTTTCGTCAGAGCTTGCGTCAAAATCGCGTCTACATCGAAGGTTTTCTTCGGTGAAAGCTTAAGTACTGCGTCCGTTGTGAAATCTATCGTTTGCGGTACAGTTAAAAGCGCATCAACGGTAAAATCTATTGTCTGTGCCTTTAGAAGTATCGCATCTACATCAAAAGTCTTTGTAGGCACAGCTTTTAGCAATGCGTCAACATCAAATGCTTTCGTCTGTACGTGTTTTAACAATGCGTCAGTGTTGAAAACCTTTGTTTGAACGAACTTTAACATCGCATCCATCGAGAAGTTTTTCGTTCCAATTGCTTTTAAAATCGCGTCAGCTGTAAAGTCCTTCGTATTTGATGTTACTGCAGTATAATGAACCGTGACGAGACAGTAATCACACGCCCAGTATCCACCTGCCTTAGCCGCTTTTACTGCTGTGACTCGGATTCGGAAGCTTGAAGATTTGATATGTGCACCTGTCCATGTACCTCCCCAGGTGTCAGTTGCGCCCCCTACTGTCTTATCGACACAATCACCACATGCTGCACCACTACCGGGGTCAACTACGTCTTTCAATCTCCATGTGCTTACTGAATCGTAGAGCTCAACTGTTAAATCATCATCTCCGTCCCCTGCAATACAGTGCAGTAAAACTTCGATACCATCAATTGTCGCGCCATCTGGAATGACTGAGAAGTTGAAACTGAACTCTCCAGAAACGTGACCATCAGTATCTTCATTCATACAGCTGCCACTATGTGCTCCAGTAAAGTTGGATTCATTCGCCCACTGTCCGGCAGCTTGTAAAGTCGTTGCATTTCTTTCCTCTGTAACCAACTATTTCACCTCAATCATCTGATACCCACACTTCTTGGGAAGTACATACCTTGGCGGACAATGTGCTGGGTCATCTGGATTAGGAAACGGTTGACACTCATTCAGCCAGTATTGATATTGCTTCTCCGTTACGCTCCCTGGTTTTTTCACTCTTTTACGGAAGATATCCATCGTAATCCGACAAGAGAAGACTCCCTTAGGTTTCTCAATGAGAAATCTACAGAGTCCTGTGTCTTTCGAAACCATAATACGGGCACCTACTTGTTTACAGCATTCACCGCAACGATTACATTGCCCGTGACGGATGTACTTACTCAAGCTTCTCAGCCTCTCTCAAGATTACTGGATAGAGCCACGGATGTTTTTTCTTGAAACCACCCGTGACCTCAATATGCCCATCACCGAATATCGCACAGATAGTTTCAACCTTTCGGCATATCGCGAAATTTCGAATACGGAAGAGAATTTTGTTCTCCTGCCAACCAATAAGATGCACGCGTTGCTTTGTCATATATCCCAGTCTAAGAGCAACACGCATTCTCCAGATGAGTTTCTTACCTTTGTCAAGATGAATAACAATGATGGTCTGCCCTGTTGCTTTGTTCAGCAATTCAAATGCTGTAAGACCCTCCCTATCGAGATTGTTGTAACTGTTCTTCGACCCATCAGGGTTGTATTGGCTCAGTACCGTGCCATCATTATAGGTCGCTCTCCAGGTGAGAGGAGGCGTAACTTCTACGAAGTGTTCTACATTTTGCACCATATTACACCTCCTGATGGTTAGCTCAGGATTCATCGTACTTTATTGTCAACTGTTCATCAACCGGTAGTTCACCTGGACCTGCGGTATCAGAGATTTTCATCTGTAGAACAAAGTAGTCGCTTGTTTCACCTGCAGCATCAATCACACCGCCTGACTCACTAATTGTCAGAGACAGCGGCGAACCTTCAGAGTATGTGAATATGCTTGCCTTTGCAGATACACCAGCGTGATTTGCAGTCATTTCATCTCCGCTATCGCCTGTTTTCGTTGCAACCTCATACCCTGCATCGGAAGTATTCGTTTTCTCAGGGAATGGAGAAGTTGTACCCACCTCTAGGTCAACGCCAGTACCAAAGTTATTAGTACCATCAGAGTAGAGCCTCAAGTTATCAATTGAGTTACCATCAGGGTTATCGCAATACAGATAGATTTGTTTCCACATACTGTAGTAATCACCGGAAGCTGGAATGACAAGCTTATCATTAGTATCTATCGTTGGGTTGTCAGCTAACTTAAACCGAAGATTCGGAGGACCGAGAACGTCAACATCTGTTTCAGTTGCCGGTGCAGCATCTGAACCACCAGTATCGAAATAAATACTTACCGTAGCTACCATATTTTCACCCCCATTTAAGTGGTTTCCTGTATTTCTCTCTTCGACTCAGGAGTAGTTTCCCGAGGTTCTGTTCTCCGTTCAGAATCACGGAGTAAGTCAAGAAGAGTTTGCACATATTGCCCACTGCGACCTTTACCGACAATTTCTATGAGCCGCTCAGCTTGCTTATCAGTTATCGGGTCTTGTCCGATATAATCACGCAACTCATCGATTGTTTGCGTTCCTGTTGCAGCGAGCAATGCCATTTGACGAATTAGTTCTCCTCTGAAGATGTCAAGTACCAGTGAAATCCTAATATCAACCTTCTCGAGATTTTCATCTGTCGTATTGTGTTTCTTGCGTAAATGCATTTTAAGAACCTCTAGAAGGATGTCCTTAATCTTCACAGCTATCAAGTCTGGCAGAAGTACGACATATGAACTCACAACAAGTGCCGTCGCATATGTTCCCGCTTCAACGTCATATGCAGACAACCCTTTGATAATACTCTCATTAATCTGGTCAATAACTTCATTCGGTGAAGTGTACGCAACGCGTTTCGGTTCAGTGTAGTAAATCTTCGTACCTGATGGGATAACATACCCTTGGTCAACTTTCTTCTTCTTAATCTCATCCGCGTACGCTCTAAGGTAGGCTCGTATAGCTGTCTGGTAGTTTGACAATCGTGCAGCAGGGGTTTCTCCTGTGAAATCCTCTGGTTTAAACATCGACACGTCAAGTTCATGCACCTCTCTCGGCACATTTCTATATCGCCAGAGAATGTCTGCGATAAGTATCGCTTGTTTCCAGAGAACCCTCGTACGAAGAGCTTCTAAGGGACTTTCTGACCAAACACCGAAAGTGTATCTTCCCATGTTGTCATATATTTCCTCAGCATGATTATCCAATGCGACATGATATACTTTCTGCTTATCATTCTGTGGGAACTTTTGTCGCTTTGACTCGTCGCTCTCATTCACTACGTAAATCATTGCAGGACCGACGATATTTGTATCTGTTTTACCTATCTGACCCTCATCGGTCACTCCTGTTAACTTCGTAATCGGCAACGGTTGAATTTGTTGCACACCAAGGTTGGCTGCTGCAGCATTATCCGTGTGTGTAACGAAAACTTCATCACCATCACGGAGAAGGTGTTTCGCAATGTAGAAGAATCTTCCACGGAAGTCCATGGTTTTTGCAAAGTCCTTTGCATTTTTCAGCAATGTCTCTTCGTCTGTAGTGAGTTCTTTCCCTGCACGAATGACTACACCTTTGTACGCGAACTGTACAAGTAGAGAAAGTCTCGTCACGGCGTTATTTATCTCTGGGTCCATTCGAAGAAAACTCTGGTAAGTCTTATAACGATTCCTAGTCCCTTGCATTGGTTGAAGTGCGGACTCTAGAGCTTGAATTATCGGCGGACCACTGATTGTATCTTGTAATTGCACCTTCCTTGGAGGGAGACTTGACAGGAATTTTCTCGTTACTGGCAATTATATCACCTCCACGGCAATTGGTAGATATGGACGATTCATCATGTGTTCCTTTATCGCCCAGTATCCGCGGGTAAGGGCATCAACGGTGTCGATGTACCCGCCGCGAATCATACCTATGCGTTTACTATCTAGCACCAGCATCTGTTTGAACTCCTCTAATATTGGTTCGTACTCGCATAATTCTAAGGTTTTGTCAAAGAAAGCACTCTTAACCTCATCGTGCTCTTCTTTGCGCAACGGTTTGAACAGAACTCTAACCCCAAGGTTCTTTATATCAGCGATTGCCTCATTATATGCCCATTGGTCAGTGATGAAATACACCACCGGGAAGGTCTTACAGATGGCAACGAGCAGTTTTCGAACTTTGTACGGGTTGAGTTCTTTACCTTTCTCCTTAGGTACGAGTCGAAACAGACCATCTATGATGACTTTCTTTCCCTCTACGTGTAGTAACGCGAGACCAAATCGGCAGTTGTTTACGCTCGGGTCAGCGGAAAGAATGTATGTATGCCCGGATTCAACCGGAATGACTCCAATTTCTTTCCTGTCAAGAACTTCTATGTTCTCAAAATTCACTTGAAGGTTTGCGAATACATTTTCTCTTCCACCGAAGTTTATCACAGTAAGGTCTGGGTAGTATGTTTCAAGAGCCATATGGGGCTTGATACCATAATCTCTCCAGAATGTCGCTGGGTCTTGCTTCAACTCAGCCTGCATCTCCGGAGAATTAAACGGTTTATTCGGATTCATCTCCCATGTTGTGTAGCTGCGTGTGAGCGTATGAGGGTCATTTGCGTTCCGTCTTACAAGAGTCATGATGATGTCATTATCGTGCCAACACATACTTATTGCAAGTACATGTCCGTCAAAGCCAAATCGATTCGTTGACTTCCGTAAGCGCGTGTATACCTGCCAAGCACCTCTTTGGGATTTTGTCTCATCGTACGAGGTAATTTCGTCGAACACTACTGTTTTCAAGTTCCGGCCCATGAGTGAACCAGCAGAAACAGCTCCTCCTGCGTGTATCTCTAAATCACGATGCTTCCGAAAGGTTACGCTGTATTCTTTTATCTTCGGACGATATTCCATAAAGAACGGTGCACGCATCCTTTCCTGTACTTCCGCGAATACCGTATCAGCTGCTTGGTCTTGACTTCTTGCAATTGCAAATTGCGTGATGAGTGAGTGTGAGGATAAACCATAGTCCTTCGCAGGGTCTTGGCGAACAAGTATGTCCATTGCATCGTATGCGATGAAAAATGAGCCAAGTGCAGACTTTCCTCCGCCCATTCCAGCTACCATGTCAAGTTCTTTAAACTTTCCGTTGTAAAAGTCACAAAAAACTTCTCTCTGGACAGGGTAAGGGTCGAAATCTCCGATAAAGTACGGTTCCGAGAGGAAAAAATTAGGGTCCTGCTTCGCTTTGAGAATAAGTTGCAGTCTTTTAAGTTGATTCATACCAATACCTCTTTTTCTCAGGATGCCACGTAAGTTTTCCTAACCGTACTGCACATTTCGAGCAAAGTTTAGTGCCCTCCTTAGGAAAGGCATGCAAATTGCTGCTCGCTCTACTAATCGGTCCACATTCATCACAGACAAGCTCTTCCTCGAAATCCATAACTGTACAAGAACCGAGAAAATCTGTCCATGCGTCATCTGTGGTTATGAAGAATACTATGTGACCTTTGAGAGGCGTGTAGATACACTGATGGAATTGATTCTTATGTTCTACTTCACCTGCAACGAAAACATGCTCTTTCTTTATCTTACCCCAACAGAAGTATGAGTATCCTTTGTCAAAATTCCTTCTATCATAATTACAATACAGAGGGTTGCATGTTTCGTCTGGACACAGATGTGGACGTTCCATTTGATTAACTCCTATGCAGTAATTGTCGGAGGCTGAGTTTCTGTAAGTTCTGGTAGAACTTTGAGAAGTTTTGCTTGACATTCGGAACACATTTCAGAGAAGATTACAGATGTGAGCTTCGTGAATTGTGTTTGCAGAACGTTAAGTTGCACAAGTGGTCCTGTTTTGAGCTTTCCCTCGAACTCAAGAATGTCTCTCATCATCTCTCGAAGTTCTTTCGAAAGCTTCGTCACAGCAGTGGCATTATATGTATTTGCTGGTTGACCCATCGCATCATCTACTTGCTTGATAAGCTTAGCAATGAATCCCTTCAGTACGGTAACAAAGTCATCTGGATTCTTTACGTCTTTAAGCGTTAATGCTACTCCTTTGTCCGTGATTTCCTGTTGCCAGTGTTCTTTGAAACAGTTCCACACTGTCGGTACGGGTATGTTGAATTCCTTCGCTGCATCAGTGTAATTCATTTCGCCGGCGAAGACTTTCTGCATTATCTCTGTAGCTCTCGGATGGTTGCAGACTTTACAATCTCCCATGTTCCCACCTCGGTTAGAGAGTTCTGTCGAGTATATTTTAGGTGAGCATATATTTAAATGTTACGTGGAGGGAGAGTACAGTGTGAGGAGTGTAGACAGTGAATGGTGTGTTCTGATGGGATAACTTCAGGGAAACCAAGTGCAAGATAGGGTTCGGATGACTTTTTATGAGAAACCAGTAGGGGAAAAGCTGCCTCGGTCTCGTATCTCATATCTTGCGACATGTTTTTTGTTAAGTAAGATATAAGACTCATTACACAAGTCATAAGACGTACGATGACCACTACTAATTACCACTCCATATCCATCCTCTCCATACCCACTATCCCACACATTACTAATCCACTTCCACATCCAATTCTACTACACCATTCTCCAACTCCACTCCACTTTCCATTACCACTCCACAAACCTAAACAACCAAACTACTATCCACTACCACTTCCATTCTCCAACCACCCTTATCTTAAATCTTACGATATGAGTCATGAGTGTCCTGACATGTGACATATGTCATGTTCGACCTGACATAAGACATAAGACATAGCTCCTATACTTTTTAGCTCACGTATCGCAAGTCGTACGACTCAAGTCGTGTGTCTCAGGAGAGGCGAGAGGCTTAAAAAAAATGGCAAAGTCGTCTAGCAAATCTTACGATACAAGACTTAAGACTTAAGAGTTCTTTGACCGACAATCTGTCGACTTAAACCGCATAATATTGTGTAATATATCATAGTTGTATCATATTTCAATCATAGTAACAAACTTTATATTGTAATACGGTATTATAATCTCTTGAACAAAAATGAAACAACAACAAAAAACTCAACCACATACAATAACAACACTACAAAATCAATTCTTTCTTAACATTTACAATGACCACTTTACAATAACACTATTAATATACACTAACAAACAAATATACGAATTAACTTTCTACAACCAACTAATAACCCCTCATTTTTTGTTCAATACAGATGTGAAGGAGGTGAATCATTAAAATGCCAAAGTCTCTAACCGAACTACAAAACTGCACTATCAATCCGAAACGAAAGGGTGGAAAGAAAATTGACTTTGCGCCCATAGTCAAAAGTATCATTGAAAGTGGCAAGTTCTGGAGTGTATCCGAAGTTCACACGAAGATGGTACAAAAGAAAGTATCACGCTTCAGGACAATGAAACTGTTACAGCGCGCAGTGACTGGACGAAGATTACAATGCCGTGACTTGAAAGGCACCTACTACTATGGTGACGCTCAGTTGAAGTAACACTTCAACTGTTGATGACAACGACCAATTCCCCCTTTTTTGTACAACAATAAACATATAAGGAGGTGAATCATTGGAACCAATACAAAAGTACCTGCAAGCGCTCTACGATGATTTGCACGACCTCATCGTAGAGCTGGAGTACGATGTAGTTAACGGAAAAGTTACGAAGCGTGCAGAGGGTTGAGCAAGCCTCACCCTCGCACAATGCCGAAGTGCAGCCTAGCCTTGCAGCGGTGGCTGCGCGGGGAGTTGGGGGTTCGTCAAACCCACTTGCCGCCGGAACCTGGCACATGTAGGAGCGGCGCGGCACATACACAAAGGCTTTTACGGGAGCGACCGGAACCGGAGCGACAGTTTCGCATCTCTTAAGATACATGTCTTGAGTCTTACCGAACCCTAATCCACCATCTGGAGCCTGTTCTTGCCCATATAAGCAGCGGAACCACGTGGATTTCTATTTCACATAGACTACTGAACGTGGGAGTAAATCATAGTCGTCATATTTTTTCCTTAGTTGATGATGACGACATATGATGACTACATCATATCTCACTATTTACGACAATCATCATCATCATCAGTAATCATCATCAAAAAATTTATATATAGGTTCACACATAGACTTATCACATGAGGTGATAGGTTTGAGCGATGAAGAGGAGCAAGTAATCGAAGTACAACAGGTGGAATGTAAACACTGTCATTATAAGTGGGTACCGAGAGTTGAGAACCCGAAAGCATGCCCGAGATGTAAACGACCGACAGAAGCGTTTAGCTCGGCAAAGAATAGGCAGGTCGTAGGAATTCGCATAATTGAACAAGACCCTATGAAGAGTATCGTATGGTGTGTAAATCATCGGGATGCCAGTACGACTGGAGAGAAGTTAGCCATGTTCGAATTTCTTGGGAAGACTTATTGTCTGGAATGTATGATAGCCTTACTGGATACATACACTCAACTCGACTATCAGGAATTACTTCAGAAAGCTAGAGCACCCACAATAACTACCTGATTGAACTATGTCCGCAAGTTTTATAAAGGTGGAGAGGGATAGTATTTTCGATGAAAAATTGAAAGAGGTGAACAAAACCATGAACAAGTTAGTCGGATATGTTCGGAGAGCCGATGGTGGAGTATTCGGTGAGGTCTATGAAAAGGAAGACGGTACTTTGGAAGTGATGCTGATAACCATCAGCAGGCGACAGTTCAAAGATATCGTTAGTATGAAGAAAGAAACAGGACTTGGTGGATGGCTCTACGATTTCGAAATAGTTGTCCATGAACAGGAGATATAGGAGGTGAATGAACAATGAGTGATGTATGGATGCTGGCAAGATGCTACGAGGTGTGGAAATTGGAATGGGTGAAGACGTACATATCATTCCTGCAGCAAAACGGATATGACCAAGAAGAGGCCCGTTGTGAGA